TCAAAAAGCATATACAGATCCTTTGGTGTTAAAGAATTAATTTCCAGAAATGGTATTAATCATGACACCTCCGTGGATACGTAAGGAAGCAACGCGAACTTCACAAATTTTGTAAGTTTACGTGGCTTTCCTGCCGAATCGACAGGGATTGACTTCAACTTTGTTGAAGGGTCAAAAAGGACGGTAGATACTCCTCTTTCAATCATATCGAGCATTAAAACAGGTAGATAATTAACGTTAGTTAAGAATCTAGTGATTAATGCAGGTGAAGCTGGCGATACGTCAGTAACACCAACAAATCATCTCTTGGCAAATTCAGAAACTGAATTTTCCGAGATTAATGATTTCGAGAGATTGATTTCCACCCCGAGATCACGCATTAGCAAGAGATACTGTTGGGCGACCATTGGGTCACCTATACAGATATCATCTCCTAATAACGCGTAATCTTGGAATAATCCTGTAACTCCAGCTCGTAGAGCGGCTACCTGTACAATCGTATGATGAGTCAGGGCTAGCATACCTCAGGAAGACAATGCTCCCATAGGTTGACCAACACTATATCGAAGAACATAATGTTCTTGTTTATAGTCCAGATGATAGTCTCTATCAGTAAGGATCTTAGCTCATAACTGAGCGTAAGTATCTCCTACTAATGTAGACAAAATCTGTACCTGCAGATCGATAGGTAATCGATCTGTTGCGGCAGAAAGATCAAAAGAGTATAAATTCTTTAGACCTTTCTCTTGCATCAACTTTAACGGAGCTAATTGATCAAAGGTACCATCCATAGGGATGGTACGCAACAGATCAAAGATCGTGTCATGCAACGGAGCGAGTATGGACTGAGTCCATATATCGACCATAGCAAAAACACGAACCTTTCCAGCAGCCTCTTGCTTTGTAGAGAGCTTACCAAGTTTTAACTTAGTAGGATCTTTAAAAAAGCCTTTGGCTTCTACTGCTTGAGCACCAAGTTTATCCGCGATACGGTCAAACTTAGTTTGATCGAAATCTCGAATAGCTCGGAGCCATGCAGTCTGTTTCTTTAATAAAGAAGCAAGGTATGGAGTTGAATACTGCGCAAACTGTATCAAGGATTGCATCAGATCTGGGTGATGTAGTCATGCAACAGCATCGACCATACCACCTCTCATCTGCACCTTGCTGTTAGGACCCGCTGTAGACAAATTTAACATTCTCCCTTTATACGGGACCTCCTTTTTATAAGAAGGTATGTCAAATTTGCGGCCATTGGTTAAGTGTTTTAAAGCACTGAACAATGAAGCAGCGTCTATCGTTTTACAAACTCCATTAAATGGAGCTGTAATCGTGTCAAGCTTAAGCTTGGGACTTGCGTCCATAACACGAAAGATAGCCAATAGCGTAAGGATTAACCTGAAGTAATTTCAGTT